TTCCAGTCTCTACCACTAGGCCCGCTCCCGCAATTTCAGGCACCACCTCTAACAGCTTTTCGTATGAGGCGACCCCGCCATTTCTGGCGTCAACATCCACCACTAAAAGCCCATTAACTAGCACGCCGTAGCCCGTGTCTAGCTGCCCGCCCATGTGCATCACCTCTAACTGCTCCTCGCTCCACTCCGGCGTGTGCTGCCAATTACCGGCGACCGGATGCTTTAGTGGTGCCTTACACTTCGGGTTCCCGCACTTACACCGGCCCACCCCGTCAACCCCATATAGCCCAAATATGCGGTATCCGGCTTCCATGAATTCGTTATACATCATAATTTTTGCCTAATTGCTCTTTTGTTGTTGACATTATCAATCAACAGGATAAGAATAGCAACGTCAAAAACAAAAGAGAGAGTAAATATTATGAGTGATAATAACTTGTTAGACAGTGTTGAGGTGCCGGATGATCGCCCCATTATTTGCACTATTACCGGGGACGGCGGGCTGGGCAAAACAACCCTTGCCTCCTGCTTCCCAAACCCGATTGTTATAAGAGCGGAGGACGGGCTGCAATCGCTTAAAAAAGAACTGCGCCCATCTGCGTTTCCTTTATTGCAAGGTGTATCAGATTTATGGGCCCAGCTTGGGACGCTGATAAACCAAGACCATGAGTACGAAACGCTAGTAATTGACTCCACCTCTGCGTTAGAGCGCATGTTTATTGATGATGTATTGGCAAGCGACCCAAAAGCAAAATCAATTAACCAAGCGCTAGGCGGATACGGCGCCGGAATGAGCGCGGTAGCGGCCATGCACGGGCGCGTTAGAAAGGCCGCCGGTATTCTTAACGCAAAAAAAGGAATGCACATTGTTTTTGTTTGCCACGCGGACACGGAAACGATGGATCTGCCCGACCAAGATCAATACACCCGGTACAGCTTGCGCTTAGCAAAAAAGAGCGTTGCACCATACGTTGACGACGTTGATCTTGTTGGGTTCCTGCGCCTGGAAACATTCACAAAAGGCGACGGGGACAAGAAAAAAGCCTTTAGCGATGGCACTAGAATCATGGTATGCTACTCGACCGCGTCCTGTATCAGTAAGAACCGGTACGGGATCACCGAGGATATCACTGTAGAAGAAGGGAAAAATCCGCTTGTTAATTACGTGCCAAGCCTGGCGCAGAAAGGAGCAAAGTAAATGAGTTTTTTTAATTTCGAGGAGCCGGTAACGGGTAAGTTTGAGACGGGCGGCGGCGACATTGAACCAATGCCAGCTAAGACGCAGGTGCTCGCGGCGCCGGACGAGGCGAAGTGGGACACCAGCGACCGAGAGGACGCCGAGTTTATTTCGATACGGTGGTCGGTGCTAAAGCCCGCCGAATACAATAACCGCAAGGTGTTCCAGAAGCTGCACGTTAAGCACGCGGACCAGAAAAAAGCTGACAAGGCTTTGCGGATGCTTGCTGCGATTGACGCCAACGCTGGCGGCAAGCTAATGAAGGCGGGCGACGAGCCTACCGACCAGTCTTTAACTGCCACACTTGTTAACAAGCCAATGATGTTGATGCTTCAATTGTGGGAGCTTGAGACCGAGACGGGCGAGAAGAAGCGCGGGAATTGGGTAAGCGCAGTTTCTCCACGCGCTGGCGGCGCTGAGAAGAAAGAGCCGGTAGCAACAAAGAAACCGGCCCCGATTGCTGATCCGGGCGATTTCGACGATGATATACCGTTTTAGCAAATAAACCAAAGCGCCAAGGACGGCGCATAATTAAGCAAGGGGCAATTATTATGACACTATCACCAAAACGGAAAGCCCGCGTAACCGGAAGCAGCGCGGGCGCAATACTTGGCCTTGACCCGAACCGCACGCGCGACGACGTAATGCGCCAAATGGTGCGCGACTGGCACGGCGCGGAACAGGAGCTTGACCAGTTTGCAGAGGACGTTATATTTGCTTACGGAAATCAAAGCGAGGCGGGCGCAATCGCCGAATTTGAAATGGTAACAGGACTTGTGGTTAATGAGTGCGGGTTCTTTGTACACCCCGAGCACGACTGGCTTGGCGCTACCCCTGACGGGCTTATAGGCGATTATTCCGTGCTAGAGGTTAAATGCCCTTGGGGTAAACGTAAAGATAACCCAGTAGTGTTTAAGAGCGTAGAGGAGCAGCCGCATTACTACGCGCAAATGCAAATAGAGATGGCGTGCGCACAAAGAACCAATGCCAACTTCTACCAATGGGCGCCCTGCGGGGACAGGTGGATAACGGTGCCGCACAACCCGGAATGGCTTGCAGAAAACCTGCCCGCACTGCGCGCATTTTATGATGACTACCTGCGCGAACGCGAAAATCCCGAAAAGCACCTTGAGCCAAAGCGCCAGGTGATTGAAAGCGATGAAGCGCAAAAGCTTATTGCAGAGTACGATGATCTGTGCGAAGCTTTAGATCGAGCTAACGAGCGCAAAAAAGAAGTATTGGTGGCGCTCGTGGTAATTGCTAAAGATAAAAACAGCACGGTATGCGGTAGATCGTTATCAAAGGTTGAGCGTGCTGGCTCGGTGTCTTATGCTGCGGTAGTTAAAAAACATTGCGCGGACGTTGATCTTGATGCGTTTCGCGGGAAGGCTAGCGAGTATTGGAGTTTGAAATGAATGTTTGCATTTCAGAGATTGAAGACACAAAGTTCTACTGCAAAGCAGAGCTTTCCAATATAAAAATTGCAGACGGGCGGGGGTTTGTTGAGGCTTTAACAAACCACATAATGGCGCCAGAGAAAACGTGCCCTCCTAAAAAATACGGGAACCATTGGTGGAGGGGTGACGTTTTAAAGAATTTCTATAGTTCCTTGACGCGCGATTTAAATATACCTTTAGCTGAAGAAAAAATTATCTCTATGATTGCAGATCTTCAATTAAAGAAAGAATCATTAAAAAACTTTGAAAAAACAATAGAGGAAATTATTAGTCCAGTCCAGCATGTTAACAGAAACTTGGTAGCAGGATCTGGCATATATTTTTTAATGAAGGACTATAAAGTAGTATATATAGGAAAATCAAAAAACCTATTTTCAAGGATAGGCAATCATATATCTGATGACTCAAAACAATTTGATGACATAAAGATGGTTCCGTGCTCTGAAGCTGATATGAACTGGCTAGAGGCCACTTTCATTGACATAATAAGGCCAAATCTAAATAAGCAGATACCCGCCCCATCATCTGCCATACATTGCTTTATTGGAGGATGACAATGCCTCTAAGAAACTACCAACAACAAGCAAGCGACGCGGCGATAAGCCACATCAAGAAAAGCACTGACCCTTGCTTGATTGTGGCGGCGACCGGTGCGGGGAAAAGCCACATAATCGCAGAAATAGCCAGCGTTATACACCGCATAAGCAATGGGAAGCACGTTCTGTGCTTAGCCCCTAGCGCTGAGCTTGTTCAGCAAAATACCGAGAAGTACCGCGCCACGGGCAATAAGTGCTCGGTGTTCAGCGCGTCGGCTGGGGCGCTTTGTATGAGGCATCCGGTAGTGTTCGGAACGCCTGGCACGGTAAAGAATCGCGTTCGCCGTTTCGGTTCGCAGTTTGGCGCGGTGGTCGTGGACGAGGCGCACGAAATAACGCCCACCATTAAATACATCATTGAAGCAATTAAAGAATGCAGCCCCAACCTGCGCGTTATAGGGCTGACCGCCACGCCATATAGGTTGGGCGACGGCTATATTTACGCAATAGACGAAAACGACAAGCCGGTGCCGGAAAGCGCAACGCGCAACCCATACTTTACAAAGAAGGTTTGCGATATACCTGCCCACATGCTCATAGATCGCGGGTATTTAACGAGGCCGACAATCGGCGAGATAGGCGCAGAAGAATACGACACCTCTTTTATGCAGTTAAATAGCATGGGCCGCTACAATTCAACAGATGTTGACCGAGCATTCCACGGACACGGCAGAAAGACAAGCCGCATAATTGCGGACGTTGTTCGTAAAAGCCAAAACAAGAAAGGCGTTATGGTGTTCGCGGCTACGTTGCAGCACGCGGCCGAGTGCATGGCAAGCCTGCCCCCTGAAATAAGCGCAATTATTCACGGGGGCACAAAGAAGCCAGAAAGAAAAAGAATCATTAAAGATTTTAAATCTCAGAAGATTAAATATTTAGTGAACGTGCAGGTCTTAACCCGTGGGTTTGACGCCAGCCACGTTGATGTTATTGCAATATTAAGGCGCACCGAGTCCGTGGCTTTGCTGCAGCAGATCATAGGGCGGGGGCTGCGCATAGATGGCGGAAAGAAGGATTGTTTGATACTCGACTACGCGGGCAACGTCGAAACGCACTGCCCCGACGGGGATCTGTTTAGCCCCGAGGTCAAGGCCGCCTACAAGGGGAGCGAAAGCGCCTCTATATCTGCAAGCTGCCCTGACTGCAATTCAGAAAACACGTTCAGCGCAAGAAAGAATGATGAAGGTTTTGAGGTGGACGGAAACGGTTATTTTGTAGACCTGGACAAGAACAGGATTAAAACAGATCATGGAGATATGCCCGCGCATTTTGGGCGAAGGTGCATGGGTATGGCGCTCGTGGCGGGAGCGTACCGGCAGTGCTTCTACAGGTGGACTAGCAAGAAGTGTTTAGCGTGTGATGCTGATAACGATATTGCTGCGCGGTATTGTTCTGAGTGCAAGGCTGAGATTATTGACCCCAATGAAAAACTGGCCATTGATTTTAAAAGAATGAAGCGCGACCCGTCAATTCTGCAAACTGACAAGGTNGTGAGTTGGGACAAAAAGCCCACTATGAGCCGTGCGGGTAATGAGTGTTTGCGTGTTGACTTTGTTACAGAGTACCGCAGGTTTTCGTTCTGGTATAGAACAGAAGAAACCAAGGGCAAGGCGTACGCGGACTGGCACCAGTTCTGCGAGGGTACAAATCATGGCGAGGATATTCCTGTGACGATCACGTACAGGAAGGATAGCGAGACTGGATTTTACAGGATATTTGACTTTAACCGCCCCAATGACGAGGTGCAAACAGTATGAAATTCCCAGAATGGCTACCAGTCTACGGCGCAAAAGATTATCGCGGTAAGTGCCCCAAAGAAGCGCTGGAGCAAATAACATTCTTTAATCGCGTGCGCACGAGGTGGCCTGGCTCCATAGGGGTTCTTGCCTTACACCCAAAGAACGAGGAGAAGCGGGCAGGGCGGCAGTTCCGAACGCTTGAGAAAGATAAAGCTATGGGGCTATGCAAAGGGGCCTCTGATATTATTATTGTGGGGAGCCCCTCTTTCGTTTGTGAGCTAAAAAGGCTTGACCACACCCTATGCTCGTGGCAAGATGGACAGATAGAGTATCTTGAGGCCGCGAAAAAGCAAGGTTCGTTTGTTTGCGTAGCGCTTGGTGCTAACGCAGCTATTGAGGCGGTAGAGGAATGGTTGGGCATGGCAAAGCCAAGCAATTAATTAATTAAAAGGGGAAATCATGATGAATGACACGAGGCCGTATCAAGAAATACTAAACGCAATGGAAAAGCATTCGCTATTGATAGAGGGTAGCGCGCTAGATGTGCGAGGCGCGCTTAAATGCAAGATAGTGCAGATGGGTATTTTTACGCAATTTGGCATTGAGTCCACTATTCCGCTGTACAGAATAACAGGCGATTGCTTTCACATCTGCGACCACAGGTTTATTACCCAATTTGGCAAGGTGCATAATAGAGCCGTGTCATGGTCTGACTCTGGCAAACAACCCGATGACGAATGGCTGTACCGAATAGGCTTTTCAACGGGCGCTTATATATTTGGCGAAAGCTACCCGACGGATACGTTCAACGCATTTTTTGATGAGCTTAAAACTTACAATCCAAAGTACACCGATACTCACAACCATTGCTTGTATTTTACAGCAGAACATGCACTCAAGGTTCATGACCAATACAAAAGCATAATTGAAAAATATAGAGAAATGGCGGATTGCGAGATCAGAGAAAGCAAGATTAGAAATCTAAAAGCCGAGCTTGAGCAGGCGGAGCAATCACAATGACCATTAAACCAATCAACTACACCAACCTAACCCCAGAGCTAGTCCGCGCTCTGCCG